AGCTCGAGAACATCAAGGAGGCGCGCAATGTCAGTTGACCCGGCGAAAGTGCGGCGCGAGCACATGCGGTGGATCCTCATCCTCACGCTGCAGAACGCACGCCCCGTGGGCTGTTACGAGGAGGTGATCCTGGCCACGGTGCAGGGGGTCTATCCGGACGCCACCCAGCTGGAGGTGCGCCGCGAGCTGGACTACCTCGCCGATCGCGAGCTGGTCGCCCTGCAGAAGCAGCCCGACGGGCGGTGGTTCGGCGAGCTTAACCGCCACGGCGTCGACCTGGCTGAATACACGGTGGAGTGTGAACCCGGCATCGCCCGGCCGGCCAAGTACTGGAGCTAGCCATGACCAAGAGATCCGCGGTGCAGTCGCTGCCGCGCGACGTCAAGGCGTGGCTCGACAAGGCTCTGGCCGAAGGCGGCTTCCAGCGCTACCGGCTGCTTGAGGAGGAGCTGCGCGCGCGCGGCTATAACATCTCCAAGTCCTCCATCCAGCGATATGGGGCGGCGTTCGAGACGCGCCTAGCCTCGCTCAAGCTGGCCACGGAGCAGGCCAGAGCCGTGGTGGAGGCCTCGCCGGACCGCGAGGGGGCGACCAACGAGGCGCTCATGCGGCTGGTGCAGGAAAAGTTGTTCGGCGTGCTCGTGGATCTCGACGTGAAAGTCGAGACTTTACACCTCGACAAGATCACCAAATCCATCGCGGACCTTGCGCGCGCGGCCGTGACGCAGAAGCGGTTTGCGGCCGAGGCGCGCGAGGCGGCCAGGCGCGAGCTGCGTGAGGAGATGAACGCCAAGATCGAAAGCCTGGGCAGCGCGCAGGACTTGAAGGCCTTGAGCGACGAGGAGCTTGAGGCACGCATCGCCGCGCTGGCGGTCGAGGCTTAATCATGTCCCGCAAGGCCGCCAAAGCCGACCCGCCGGCCGCCCGCACCGAACTGGACAGCCTGCTTGCCGAAAAGGAGCTGCGCGTCCTGCAGGCCGAACGCGCCCGGCGGAGCATGGCGGCCTTCGTCTCGTTCACCAAGCCGGACTATTGCCACAACCCATTTTCCCTTGAAGTCTGCCGTGAGCTGGATCAGTTCCTGGCCGACGTCATCGCCGGCAAGCGGCCGGTGCTCATCCTCCAGGCCCCGCCGCAGCACGGCAAGTCCGAACTGGTGTCGCGCCGTTTCCCGCCCTATCTCTTCGGCCGCCATCCCGAGCTGCGCATCGGCGCATGCAGCTACGGCGCGGACCTGGCCCAGCAAATGAACCGCGATGTCCAACGCATCATGATGGACGAGCAGTACCGCGCCGCCTACCCGGATTCGGCTTTGAACCCGAAGCGGGTCGTCACCATGGAGGGGCAGGCGCTGCGCAACAGCGACCGCTTCGACATCCTCCACCATCGCGGCTACTACGTCTGCGCCGGCGTGGGCGGCCCGCTCACGGGCAAGAGCCTGGACGTGGGGCTCATCGACGACCCCATTAAAAACGAGGAGGAGGCGCGCTCGGCCACGGTCAAGGCGGCCATCCTCAACTGGTACGAGACGGTCTTCCTCACCCGCCTGTCCAAGAAGTCCGGGCAGATTATCATGGCCACGTCCTGGGCCGTGGACGACCTGGCCGGGACCATCGCCAAGACCAACTCGCGCGCCCGCGTCCTGAAGTTCAAGGCCATCGACGAAAACGGCCTGGCCCTCGTCCCGGAGCTGCACCCGCTGGAGCAGCTCCTGGAGATCCGCGCGGCCATGAACCCGGCCAAATGGAGCGCCCTGTACCAGCAGTCCCCGGTGCAGGAGGGCGGCAACATTTTTCAGGCCGCCTGGATCAAGCGCTGGCGGCGCTCCACCCTGCCCGAGTTCTTCAACGAGATCATCCAGAGCTGGGACATGACCTTCAAGGGCACCGACGGCACGGATTTCGTGGTCGGGCAGATCTGGGGCCGCGCCGGCGTGCGCTACTACCTGTTGCACCAGGTGCGCGCGCGCATGGGCTTCACTGCGTCCAAGGATTCCGTGCAGCTGCTGACCAACATGTTTCCGGCGGCCACGGCCGTGCTCATCGAGGACAAGGCCAACGGTCCGGCCGTACTGGACGCCCTGCGCGAGGACGTGCCGGGCCTCACGCCGATACTGCCCGACGGCTCCAAGGTCTCGCGCGCGCACGCCGTGACGGCGCTCTGGGCCGCGGGCAACGTGTTCATCCCCGACGAAGAGGAATGCACCTGGGCCCGTGACTTCGTGGAGGAGCTGCTGAGCTTCCCCGCGAGCGGCCACGACGATCAGGTCGACGCCATGACACAGGGCCTGCGCTATCTGAAGGCGCACGGCCTGAGCATTTGGGAGGCTCTGGCCAATGGGTAGACGCAGAAATCACCGCACCACTGACGCGCGGATGACAGACGGCTTCGAGAACTTCCTGGCCGGACTCGGCCTGGGCCAGAACAACCAACTCGCCAAGGGCAGCTACACGATCGGCAGCCAGATCACTCGGCAACGCTCGCTGCTGGAGGCCGCCTACCGCGACTCCTGGGTCGTGGGCCGCATGGTGGACGTGGTGGCCGAGGACATGCTGCGCGGCGGCATCGACATCCAGGCGCAGCTGCCGCCCGGCGACATCGATGAGCTGCACCGCTATATCCGCCGGATGGGCGTCTACGGCCGGCTGTGCGACGCGGTGAAGTGGGCCAGGCTGTACGGCGGCGCGCTGGCCGTCATCCTCATCCAGGGCGACGACGTGTCGCAGCCGCTTGACGTGGAGGACGTGCGCCGGGACAGCTTCCGCGGTTTGCATGTGCTCGACCGCTGGCAGGTGGTGCCGTCGTCCGAAACGATTGACGAGTTGGGGCCCATGCTCGGCTATCCGGTGAGCTACGACGTTAACACCGGCAACGACGAGGTCGGTCTGCGCGTGCACCACAGTCGCTGCGTCCGCTTGATCGGCGTGGAGCTGCCGTACTACCAGCGCATCACCGAGCTGCAGTGGGGGGCCTCCGTGGTGGAGCGCGCCTACGACCGTATTTTGGCGCTCGACAGCGCCACGCATGGCACGGCCAATCTCATGTTTCGCAGTTACCTGCGCACCATCCGGGTGAAACGCCTGCGCGAGATCCTGGCCGCCGGCGGTGCGCCCGAGCAGGCCCTACTTAAAATGTTCGCGATGATCAGGCTCATGCAAACCAACGAGGGCATCACGCTTCTCGACTCAGAAGACGAGTTCCAAACCAACTCCTGGACCTTCGCCGGAGCCTATGATGGAATACAGGCTTTCGCGGAGCAGATCGCCGGCGCCACCGGCATTCCGCTGGTGCGCTTGATGGGGCAAAGCCCAAAGGGCTTCTCCACCGGCGATACCGATTTGCGCACATACTACGACACCATCGCTACGCAGCAGGACGACGACCTGCGGCCGGTTTTCGAGAAGCTTCTGCCGATCATCGCCCGCAGCCGCTGGGGCAAGCCGCTGCCCGAGGGCTGGAGTTTTGAGTTCCGGTCGCTTTGGCAGCCCTCGGAGACGGACAAGTCGACCATCGCCACGGCAGACGCGCAGTCCGTGGCCGGGTTGCACAGCGCCGGGATCATCACCCTGGCCCAGGCCCTGGGCGAGCTGCGCGACGCCAGCCGCATCACGGGCCGGTGGAGCGGCATCACGGATGGGGATATCAATCGTGCCCATGCGGAGGCGTCCGCGCCGACATTGCCCGAGCTGGGCGAAGGCGGGACGCAGCCCGGCGAGGCGGGCGGCGATGGGCCGACGCCGCAGGAGATCTCGCTCAATGGCGCGCAGGTGACGTCCATGGTCGAGATCGTGACGCAGGTCGCCTCCGGACAGCTCCCGCGCGAGTCCGGCATTCAGATGTTGCGCGCGGCTTTCCCCGTGAGCCTGGCGCAGGCCGAGCAGATCATGGGCAGCGTGGGGCGCGGGTTCATTCCGGCCGTGCCGGCCGACGAGGCCACGGCGTGAACGAGCAGCCGGCACCGCAGCCGAAGCCGACGGCCAAACCCTGGCGGCGGCCCTGGGCCTGGGCGGACGTGAGCGCAGTCAAACAGCAGCGGCAGCGCTTTCGCCCCAGCCGCGCGGCCGAACGGATGTATGCTGAGCAGCTCGCGGACGTGGCCCGTAAAGTGTCCACGGCGCTGGCCCGCGCCAAGACCCCGGAGCACGCGCAGCGCCAGCTCCAGGCGTATGCCGAGGCCCTGGATCCCTGGGCGCGCCAAGCCGCCGCGAACATGGTCCGCCGCGTGGCTATCAAGAACGACGTTTCCTGGCGCGAGGCGGCCGAGAGCTGGGGCATCGACCTGCGCGGCATGCTCGACGCTGACGTGACCGAAGCCATGCAGGCGCGCATTGAGGCCAACGTCACGCTCATCAAGTCCCTGCCGGCAGACGCCGCCGCCCGCGTGGGCGAGCTGTCCGAGCAGGCGCTGAGCAGCGGCATGCGGGCCGAAACCTTGGCCGCGAAAATTCAGGAGCAGGGCGGCGTGACCGCCAGCCGGGCCAAGACCATTGCGGCCACCGAGGTGAGCAAGGCCGGCACGGCGCTGACGCAGGCGCGGGCACAGGCCGTGGGCAGCGAGGGCTACATCTGGCGCACCGCGCGCGACGGCAATACCAGGCCCAGCCACGCGGCCATGGAGGGCAAGTTTGTCAGATGGGACGACCCGCCGACTCTGGACGGCATGACCGGCCACGCCGGCGAGTTTCCCAACTGCCGCTGCTACTGCGAGCCTGTGATCTCCGCGCCCGACGGCGAGGCCGTGGCCAGCCCCATGCCCACGCGCAAGGAGGAGGAGGCCGGCGGCGAGCACAAGCTGCGCAGCCAGTGGGAACGGCAGGCCGGCAATCAGGTTGTGCCGCATCTGGTGCGGGAGCCGCTGCCCAATGCGGATCGCGCCTGGATCCCGAAGGGCAAGCTGGAGACCTACGTGCTCAACCCGGCTCATGAAAAGGGTGGGCCCAAGGCGCGGGTCATGAATTCGGCGCTCGGCATCAAAGGCCCCGACGCGGACTATCTGGCGCGGCAGCTCCTTGATCAGCTGCCGACAACTCCGGCGGCGCGGCATACGAAAGTTCCGGCCAACGAGCATGGCGAGACGTTCAGCGTGGTCATGCCCGTCAAGGGACTCAACGGCCAGGTCTTGCCAGTGAAGTCCAACTGGATATATGACACGGACAACGGAGTCAGAAGCACGCGACCGCGGCTCGTCTCCGCCTGGGTGGACATATGAGCGCGATACACGAGGGAGAGAGCGTCCGGCTGCTGGCCGCCTACAGCTACGGCGACACGCCCGGCGAATGGCTCCCGGCCGGCACGGTTGGCCGGGTGGTGGACGTGCATGGCGGCGGCAAGGGACTCGCCGTGGAGTTCACCCTGCGCGAGCCCGCTTTCGGCCCGTCCGGCGAGGTGCTCGACTACGGCAAGTTCGAGCTGGGCTACTTCGACCTGCGCCAGGTCGCTTCCGCGATCGGATCTGTCTCCTAGACGCGCCAGATGCCCGGCAACGGGTGCTGCAGCCTGGGCCCCACCCCGGTGCGGCAAAAGGCGTTTTTGAACGTTTTTAAACGCCCTCCAGCGTCCTCTCCCTCCTCCCTCTCCACGCCATCCGCGCCGGCGAAACCAACCCGCCGGACGGCACGCATTTTTAGCCCACGCTAAAAGACCCATCCCCCCGGTCCCTGTACGACAGGGGCCATGCGCTACCAGATCGCATCCCGACTCTCCGAGCATATGGCGGAAACGCCCGAGGGCTATTTGCTGTGCCTTGACGTGCCCATCGCCCGCACCGGCGCACAAAAGTACGCCCCGGACGAGGTGCCCTTCGAGGTCGACGGCGACGGCCCGGTGATCATCGAGCGGCCCGAGGAAGAGGTGTTTGCCGAGCTGACCATTGCGTCGTTCGAGGGCAAGCCCGCGACCGTGGACCATCCGGACGAGGACGTGACCCCCGTGACCTGGCGTGAGCTGGCCGTCGGCCATGCCCAGAACGTCCGGCGCGGGGCGGGAGTCCAGTCCGATCTGCTGCTCGCCGATCTGCTCATCACCGATCAGGAGGCCATCGGCCTTGTCCGCGGGGGCCTGCGCGAGATCTCGTGCGGGTATGACGCGGACTATGAGCGGGGGGCAGACGGGGTGTGGATGCAGCGGAACATCCGCGGCAATCACATTGCGCTGGTGCGGAGGGGCCGCTGTGGCCCGCGTTGCATGATCACCGACAACAACGGAGACGACATGAGCACTCCCAAGAAGAAGAGCATCCTGGACCGGCTTGTGGCCGCGCTTGGCTCCCCGAAGACGCGCCGCGCCCTGGACGAGGCCTTGGCCGAGTCCGGCGAGGAAAAGCCGGAGAAGAAGTCGGAAAAGAAGCCCGAGGGCGGCGAGGCCGCCGCGGCCGACGACGCCACCGAGGAGCGCCTGGCCGCGCTGGAGGCCGGCATGGAGGAGATCAAGATCAGCCTCCGGCAGCTCGCCAAGTCCGAGGAGACCGAACAGGCCGCAGCCGACGATGAGGAGGTTGAGGCCGGACCCGGCGGGGACGATGAGCCCGAGACCGCCACGGACGGGGAAGAGGAAAAGCCGGCCAAGATCGGCGACCGCGCGGCCAGGGCCAAAGCCCGTGACGCGGCGCGCACCGTGGACACGGACACGCGCGACCGCGCCAAGCTGCTGCACCCGAAGCTGCGCGTCATGGACGGCGACAGGCGTTGCGCCGTGCAGCGCGCCGCCCTGCGCCAGGCCATGGGCGACAAGGCCATGACCGGCGTGGTTAAGGCCACGCTGCGCGGCTCCACCCTGGACTCTTGCGACTGCGTCACCCTGGACGCGGCGTTCATCGCGGCGTCCGAGGTGGCCAAGATCCGCAACGACAAGAGTACCGCCGACGGCCTGCGCAAGGCCACGGTCAAGGACTTCGGCGCGACCGTGACGCCGGCGGACATCAACAAGGCCAACGCCGAGGCCTACGCCAAGAGAGGGGGCAAGTAGATGAGCAACGCCATCCTGTACCGCATGCCGGCCGGATTCGCCGGCGACGTGACCCGCAAGGCCGACGGCACCATCGAACCCAACATTCTGGGCGCGGACTGTGCGTTCGGCGCGGCCGTGGAAATGTCCGCCGGCAAGATCATCCCCTACGCCGGCGGGACCCTCTACGGTTTCCTGGTGCGGTCCTACCCGACCCAGGGCGGCCCCACTGGGCTGACCGCCGCCGGCAAGCTGCCCAGCGGCTCCGCCTGCGACGTGCTGCGCCGCGGCTACATCTCCGCCGTGCTGGCTCGTGGCGCCGCGGCCAAGGGCGCGCCGGCCTACCTGCGCATCACCGCCGCCACCGGCAAGGCCGTGGGCGACCTGGAGGCCGCCGCCGACGTGGGCGCGCTGTCCATCGCCGGGGCCGCGACCGCGGGCAATGCCGGCAACGGCACCATCGGCACCCTCGCCGTCACCAGCAAGGCCAAGCTCGGCGCGCACAGCGTCATCATGACCGCCGCCACGGCTTTCAGCGTGAAGGATCCGGATGGCCTGGTCATGGGCACCGGCGCGGCCGGCACGGCCTTCAGCGCCGGCGGCGTCACCTTCACCATCACCGCCGGCGGCACCCCCATGGTCGCCGGCGACAGCTTCACCGTCACCGTGACCAAGGCCGCCGACGGCAACGTCGCACTGCCCGCCACCTTCACCGGCCCGGCCGACTCCGACGGCAACGTCGAGCTGGCCTACAACATCTAGGAGCACCGACATGGCTTTCAGAACCTACGACGCCGAAACGATTTCGAGCACCGGCGCGTTCCTGGTGGGGGAGCTGGAAAGGCTTGATCCCACTCTGCACATGCCGCTCTTTTCGGTCACCTGGAACCGCGACATCGAGCTGCGTGAGGACGTGAGCATCAGCGACGAATCGTCCTCGTTCACCAACACGCTCCTGGCCGCGGCCGGCGGCGCGAAGTCCACCGGCAAGAACTGGATCGGACCGAAGGCCAATGTCATCGCCGGTCCCGCCCTCGGCATCAACAAGACCGTGCTGCCCATGCGCCTCTGGGGCATGGAGCTGGGCTACACCATTATCGAGCTGAGCAAGGCGCAGCAGGTGGGCAGGCCCATCGACGCCCAGAAGCTGGAGGCCATCCGCATCAAGCACAACATGGACATCGACGAGCAGGTGTACGTCGGCGACACGGACATGGGCGCCACCGGCCTGGTCAACAATGCCGCCATCACGCCCCTGCCCATCAGCTCGGAGTGGGACGACACGGCCACCACGCCGGCCATGATCCTCGATGACATCAATGGCCTGCTTGAGGACACCTGGAAGAACGCCGCCTACGCGGCCTGCCCCACGCACCTGCGGCTGCCTCCGGCCAAGTTCGCGCTGCTGACCAAGCCCGTTACCACCGCCGGCAGCAAGTCCATCCTGGAGTATGTGGCCGAGTCCTCCCTCTCCAACCGCATCAATGGCCGACCTCTGGACATCCAGCCGCTCAAGTGGCTGACCGGCCGCGGCACGAACGGCAAGGACCGCATGGCGGCGTACACCAAGGATAAGCAGTACGTGCGCTACCCGATGGTCCCGCTGCAGCGCACCCCGCTGGAGTACCGCGGCATCAGCCAGCTGTGCGTGTACTACGGCAGCCTGGGCGAGGTGGAGTTCGTCTACCCCGAGACCGTGGGCTACGCCGACGGCCTCTAGCCACAAGCGACAACCAACCGGCGGCCCCTGCGGGGGCCGCCTTTCAAGGAGAATGACATGCCGAGGATCCTGGTCACCAAGCCCTTTAAGGCGCGGTTCGACCGCACGAGTGCGGGGAAAAGGGACTTCGCCGTTGGCGAGCACACGCTGACCCAGGCGGAGCTTGAGGACTGGTTTGTCCAGGCCTGCATCGCCGATGGCCGCGCCGAGCTGCTGCCCGACGTGGAGGCCACGGCTGACGAAGCCGAGACCGTGAAGGATACGCCCGCGGCGGATGCCAAGGACAAGACCAAGGGCAAGGGTAAGTAGCATGGACGCCGCCGGTTTCCGCTCGGCCTTCCCGGCCTTCACCGAGGCGCTT